GGTGCACGTGTGGCGGGCGATCGTGATCGGCGTCGTCCTTATCGTCGCCCTCGCCTGCGCGACGTGCGCCACGATCACGGGCATCTACGTGCGCGGCGGGTTCTGCGAGCGGACGGTACGGCGGGATCTGCCGCCCACCGACGGCGCGGGCGTGCGGCCGAATTGGACCTACGACACGATGTGGGTGAAGTGCGAGGCGGAGAAATGACGACGGCGGTCACCGTGAGTCCGTACGTCACGGTGCCGCGCGCCTGGGAGGGCGAGACCGCCGTCGTGATCGCCAGCGGGCCGAGTCTGACGCAAGCGGACATCGCCTACTGCCGGGACCGCGGGGCGCGGCTGATTGCCGTGAAGGACGCGATTCGCTGGGCGCCGTTCGCCGACTGCCTCTACGGCTGTGACGCGACGTTCTGGATTCGCCATCGCGGCGTGCCCGAGTGCGTGAGCGTCAAGTATTCGATTGACCCCCGCGCCGCCGGCCACGGCCCCCTGCTGCTGCGCAACACCGGCGAGAGCGGCTTGGAGCTCGACCCGACCGGCGTGCGCACCGGCAAGAACTCGACCTATCAGGCCGTCAACCTGGCGGTCCACTACGGCGTGCGGCGGATCGTGCTCCTCGGTCTCGACATGGGGCATTCGCCGCACGGCCCCAAATACTTCTATGGCAATCGCCCCTCGCATCAACAGGTGGTGTCGCCGTTCGCCGCGATGCTTGTGGTCTGGCCGACGCTCTTGGCCCCGCTCACGGCCCTCGGCGTGCAGTTGGTCAACTGTAGTCGGCAGACGGCGTTGCGGTGCGTGCCCCAGATGGCGCTCGAGGAGGCGCTCGAACAATGACCGACGCATCCATGGCCGACCCGTTGCGCGTGTGCATCGGGTGGGACTCGCGCGAGCCGGTCGCGTTCGCCGTGCTCGCGCATTCGATTCTCACGCGGGCGTCGCGGCCGATCTCGATTCTGCCGATCAACGTGCGCGCGCTGCGCCACGAGTACACCCGCACGCGGGGCCCGACCGAGGCGACCGAGTTTTCCTTAACCCGGTTCTTGGTGCCGTTTCTCTCGAGCTATCGCGGCTATTCGCTCTTTCTCGACTGCGACATGCTCTGCCGGACGGACATCACCGAGGTGCTGCTGTACCCGATGGCCGACCCGGGGAAGGCGGTCTATGTCTGTCAGCACGACTATACGCCGCGCGCCCTCACCAAGATGGACGGACACGAGCAGACCCGCTACCCGAGAAAGAATTGGTCCTCGGCGATCCTGTACGCGAATGCGCAGTGCCAGACGCTGACGCCGGGGTATGTCAATAAGGCCACCGGCTTGGACCTGCATCGCTTTCATTGGCTGGCCGATGACCAGATCGGCGCGTTGCCGCGAACGTGGAACTATTTGGTCGGCGAAGACAACCAAGCGACGAGCGAACCCCCGAAACTCATTCACTACACCAACGGCGGCCCGTGGCTGCCCGCGTATGCCGACTGCGAATACGCGGCGGCGTGGTGGGCGGAGTATCGGTCGCTCCTCGAGCCGCTCGCCGCCGCTGATCCGCAAGAGGAGGGCGCACGATGATGTGTTGGCTGGGCTTCCACGCGTGGCGGCGCATCGAGGCGTTCATCGGCCGGGGGCTGCTCTACTGTGTGCGCTGCGGCCGCGTGAGCGCGGAAGATTGATGCCCCGCCTCGCCGTCGAGATCCTCTGCTTCGAGCCGCACTCCGTTCGGGCGCGGGTGTTTTTCAAGGCGTTGCGCGCGACGGCGGCGCTGGCCGCGCTGGCGGTCATCGAGACGACGCGGTATCAGGGCACCGCGGCGTGGTTGCTGCTCTGGGGACCAGGCGCCCCGGACCGGTTCGACCCGATGCGGCGCCAAGTCGCGGCGGGTGGCCACGTGGCCGCGTTTGATCTTGCCTACTGGGGCCGCGACCGCAAGATCCGGGTGTCGATCGATACGGCGCATCCGCAGGCGTGGGTGATGCGACACGACTGGCCCGCCGCGCGCTTCCTCGCCGATCACGTCCCGGTGAGTTCCACGTGGAACCCCGCCGGGCCGATCATTGTCGCGGGGATCGGCCGGAAAGCCCGCGCCCAATATGGGGGGCAAGTGGACGAGTGGGAACGCACGATGATCGCCGCATGCCGCGCGCGCTGGCCGAAACACCGGCTGTACTACCGGGCGAAACAAGTCGATGCGCCCGTGCCACAGCACGTCGTGATCATGAGCCCCGGCGCCGCGATTGATCGCGCGCTCACCGGCGCGTCCCTGCTCATCACGTGGCATTCGAATGTCGCCATCGACGCGATCCGCATGGGCATTCCGGTCGTCTGTCGGGACGGCGCGGCGGCGGCCGTGTGTCCGGCGGAGCTGCCCCCCGACCTTCAACCATTGGCGGCGCCACTCCGCGACCGGTTCCTCCGCAACTTGGCGTGGTTCCAGTGGGACGCGAGCGAGGCGGCGGCGTGTTGGGCGTTCCTGCAACAGGTCATCACATGATCCCCAGCGTGATCGCCTATTGCCCGGAGCTCGGCCGGGACATCAGCCGGTTGCAGGCCGCCGTGCCGACGGCGCAGGTCTATCGGGCGACCCGCACCCCGCAGGGCACGGACGGCTGCCTGTTGGCACACCAAGGGATCGTGCGCCTGGCGCACGCCCAGCGGTGGCCCGCCGTCTTCGTCATGGAGGACGACTGCGAATTGACCGAGCACTTCAGCCCGGCGCGGTGGGAGGCGGATGTGGCGTGGGCGGCCGCCGCCGGCTACACCGTGCTCAGCGGCGGGTGTATTTCGGCCGCGCGGCCGCGCCTCGTGCGCGCGGGCCTCTTCGCGGTGGCGCGGTTCAAGTCGGCGCACTGTATCGTCTATCGGGCCGAGGCCTACGCGCTCGTGCTGCGCGCGACGCCGCCCTACTTGGACATCATGCTCGGCCGCCTCGGCGCCCGCTGCCTGCTGACCTATCCGTTCGTCGCGGTACAGCGGCCGGGGTTCTCGGGGATTCTGAATCGGTACGTGGATTACCGGCCGAAGTATCGGCGGTTTGAGCAACGATTAGGAGAGTTGGCGACCTCATGCGCATTGTGACGCCCTATCGGCCCTTCGTGGCGGAAGCCCACCCGGAAGCGCCGCCCTTCGATTGGCTCGACGCGATTCGGATGCTGACCGTCAGCGCCGAGCGCGCGTGCGGCGTGCCGGTGACCGTCTTGACCGACGCCACCACGCCCATGCCGTTCCCGGTATTGCGGTATCCGACGACGACGACGCGGCTCCAGCCGTGGCTGACCGAGATTCGCCTCGCCTATCTGGAGTCGCCGGACTTCGACGACAACACCATCCTCGTCTCGCCGGACACGCTGCTGCTCGGCGACATCGGCACAGTGTTCGCCCAAGCCTTCGACCTCGCGCTACTGGTCCGCATGCACCCGAAGTTCGAGGGCCAGTGGAAAGCCATCCTCAATACGGTGCAATGGTGGCGGCACAATGCCAAGACGGCGTTGATTGCCTTCTATCGCGAGGCGCTCGCGATCGGCGTGGCCCTGCCGGAAGACCTCCAGGTCTGGGGCGGCGATACGGAAGCGTTGCGGCAACTCCTCGAGCCGATCATGTACGGCCCCGCCACCCGCGCCGGCTTGGCCGTCTACATGCTGTCCTCACGCAGCGTCTTCCAGTCGCTCACGACCGAGATGATCGCGCAGTTGGATGCCGGGCAGCCGATGGGTCGGCCGCACGCGCCGATCTTCGACTTCAAGTATCGGCGCAAGGCGCACATGCGGCAGGCGTTCGAACAATTGTTCCCCGAGGTCGCGCCGTGATCGAGTTCCTGGCGCGGCTCGCGGCGGACGGGCCCGTCGAGGACCGGCGCGTGGGCGTGGTCGTCGCGCACTACGACGACGAGACCCTCAGCGTGGCCGCCGTCTTACAGCGGTGCGCGCATGTCACGGTGATCCACGCCACCGACGGCGGGCATCCCGATCCCCGCATGTGGATGCAGGCCGGCGCCCGGACGCTGAAGCAGTATCTCCGGGTCCGCGCGGCCGAAGTCGCGGCGGCGGCCGAGGCGGGTGGCTGGGCACACCACCGGCACATCGGCTACGGGTTGCCGGATCGCGCCGTCGTCCGTCACCTCCGGGCCACCGCCGCCCAGTTGCGCCGCGATCTCGCCGACGTGGACGTCGTGCTCACCCATCCCTACGAAGGCGGGCATCCCGACCACGATGCGCTGGCGTGGCTCCTCCGTGAGCACGCGGCGGGACATTACGAATTCGCCTCGTATCACTTGGGGCCGCAGGGCAAGGTCGTCGGCCGGTTCTGGGACGATCCGGCCTGCCCGGCGCACACCGTCCCAGTCGTCGGGGAGTCCTTGCAGCGGAAGCAGGCGGCGGCCGCCGCCTATGCCAGCCAGCACGGCGTGGTGGCGTGGTTCGATCTGACCCAGGAACGCTATCGCCGCGCGCCGACCTACGACTTCACGGCGGTGCCGCCGCCCGGCCGCTGCCTCTACGAACGGAAACGTTTCATGATGAGCGCCGACTGGCGGGCGCTCGTACGCGAGCAAACCGCATGAAGATCGCCAAAGGCTGGGCGTTCCCCGATGCCGACGAGCAGATGGTCGCCGAACTGTCCGAGGACGGCCGCTACCAATCGACCCACCTCGACGCGGCAATGCGGTACGTCAAGACGCACAGCGTGTGCATCGACGGCGGCGCGCATGTCGGCACCTGGTCGAAGCGGCTGAGCCCGCTCTTCAAGCGTGTGATTGCCGTCGAACCCAGCCCGGATACGTTCGAGGCGCTCGGCGCCAACATGCGGACGTTTGGCTGCGCCAACGTGGAACTCGTGCACGCGGCGCTCGGCGCCAAGAGCGGCGGCTTCGTGTCGATGGCGCTCGCCCCGGCCGCCGTGGCCCTCAAGAACACTGGGGCCCGCTACGCGGTGCCGACCGCCGATGCCGCGATCCCGGTCATTCGCATCGACGACTGGAACTTGTCCTCGCTCGGGTTTCTCAAGCTCGACATCGAAGGGTCCGAGCCGATGGCCCTGGCGGGCGCCTCGCAAACGATCACGCGGTGCCGCCCGATCATCCTGTTCGAAAACAAGTGGCTCTGGGTGCGGCATTTCGGGGTGCCGAAACATGCCGTCGAGGTGCTGCTGACGCGGCACGGCTATCACAAGCTCCTCCAGATTAGCCACGACCAAATCTGGGGGCCGGTGGTGCAGCGGTGACGGTAGGTACAATTCTCCTGCACGCATGAACATCCTGATTGTCGGCGCCGGACGGGGCAGTTGGCAGATGCGCGGCGTGCAGCTCGGCGCGGCACTCGGCGCACGCGTCACCTCCACGCCCACCGACGCCGACTGGGAGTGGGCGGAACGCGTCGTCCTGGTCAAGCGCGCGGCGCTCCAATGGGCGAAGCGCGCCCACGTGCGGGGCGTGCCCATCGTCTGGGATGCCTTGGACTTCTGGCGGCAACCGCCGGACAACGGGCTGTCGGCCGGGGCGGCGCGCGCGCTCCTGGGCCAGATGCAGGATCGGATTGCCCCCACGCTGACCGTCGGCGCCACGCAGGCCATGGCGGCCGCCGCCGCCAACGGGCGGCGCAGCGCGTATCTGCCCCATCAGGGGCATCGGGACTTGGTGCCGACCGATGCGCGCGAGGTCTGCCAGGTCGTCGGCTACGACGGCAACCCGGTCTATCTCGACCACTGGGCCGCGCCCCTGCGGGCGGCGTGTCGCGCCGTGGGCTGGACCTTCGTCGTCAATCCGCCGACGCTGGCGGCGGTCGATATTCTGGTCGCGCTGCGGGGCGGCATCTGGGATGGCTGGATGTGCCGCGAGTGGAAAAGCGGCGTCAAGGCGGTCAACGCCATCCTCGCCGGGCGCCCGCTCATCACGCAACCCTCGGCCGCCGTGCGCGAATTGCAGCCGCTCGGATCGATCATCGAGACGGTCGCGCAGGTGCGCCAGGCGCTTGAGACGTGGGCGCCTCACGCGCGCCGCCAACAGGTCGTCGACCTCGCCCGGACCCGGACGACTTCGTTCACCGTGGACACGCTGGCGGCGCAGTATGCGGCACTGCTCGCCGAGGTAAAGGACTGCCCATCATGATCATCACCACCACTGACCGGCCCGTCACGTACACGCGCGTCAACAGTTCGCCGGCCGAACGGCTCGAACCGATCGACCTCACGTGGGGCAAGCAACAACTGCGCGTCGCGCCCACGGCGACCAGCGAAGACAATCTCATCGCCGATGCGATTGCGGCGGCGCGCAGTTACTTCGAAGAGCAGACCGGCCGCCAGTGCCTCGATGCGGAGTGGGAGTACGCGCTGGACGGCGTGCCCGATGAGGCCAGCATCGAGCTGCCGCGCGCGCCCCTGGCGCGGGTGGTCGCGGTAACCTACGACGATGCCGACGGCGTGGCGCAGGTCTTCGACGCCGCCAACTACCGGGTCGTGTCGTCGGCCTTAACGGACACCGCCGCGTCGCCGAGCGATCCGTTGATCTTCGACGACCACTGCGCGCCGGGGCGCGTCGACTTGGTGGCGGGGGCGAGCTGGCCGAGCACGAGCGGGCTGACGGCGAGTCTCCGCATTCGGCGGGTGTGCGGCTATGGGCCGACCATCGCCGACATCCCGGCGTCGATTCGGGCGATTCTCGCGCTGCTGCTCGACTTCTACTACAGCCGGGGACTGAATCGCGAGAGCCTGCTGACGGCGAACAACCTGCTTTTGAGCTTCAAGTGGCGCGGGTTGCCGGTGCGGAAGCCGACGACATGGACGCCGAGCGTCATCGTGCCGCCATTAACTCTTACAAATTAAATCGCGAGTCGCGCCGGGCCGTAGGCTCGGGCGGTGCCGAATCCCTCCCGTCCGTACGATCCGGCGAAGCATCGCCGCAGTCGGCCGGACGCGAGTGAGACGCCGATCCAGCCGGGATTGCTCGACCGCGAGATCATTTTGCAAGTGGCCGTCCTCGTCCAGTCGGTCACCGGCGACCCGCAATACGACTGGGAGCACGCCACCAGTCACCACGTCTGGGCGCAATGGCTCCCCGGCAGCACGCGCGAAGCGTGGGAAGCGCAGCAACGCCTCGCGAGCTTCGTGGACGGCGTCTACCGCATCTACTACCTCGACCCGGAGCCGACGCCGGAAAACACACGCGTCATCGGCCACACCGGGCGCGTCTACGACCTCCGCCCGCCCATTGAAATCGGGCGGCGGCTCGGCCTCGATCTGCCCGTCGTGGCGCGCGGCGAAGTCGTCGACCTCACCGCCGGCGGCGCCGACACAGCGTGGACGCAGCCGGGGTGGATGCAGTGAGCGACGTCACCGTCCGTCCAGCCTTCCACTCGACCTATCCCGATTCGGGGGACGCCACGAAGTTTGGCCCGACGGCGTGGAATGCGCCGCGCGTGTTCAGTGGCGGCACGGACGGACAAGTGGTGGCGCGCGACAGTGCGTCGCCGACCGGCGCCTCGTGGGCGACTCCCAGCGGCGGGGCGTCGATCCTCCATCAGGCAACGGTGACGCTGACCGATGCCGACATGCTCGCGTCGGTGGAAGGTGACCCAACGGTGATCGTGCCCGCCACGGAAGTGCTGAACTACAGCGGACTGCCGACGACGATCCCGATTCCGGTCAGTCTGTGGCTGTTTGCTAACCTGACGGCGCAGTACGCCAACCTAGATCCGCTGCTGAATTTGGCGTTGGTGTGGGGGTCCGACTGGTCGGTGGACTTGGCGTACTACGATGCGCCGGGGGTATTCGCTTCTGAGGGGGTCTATGGATGTTGTGCGGAGTTTCCCGCGCTACGGCACAATGTGTTCACCGCTGCGGGGGCAGTGGTTTCTCCGGGTAACCCTCCCACGGTCACGCAGGTGATCATTCAGCCGCGCCGTGCCCAACTGCGCGACAATCTACAGGACAACGCGCTGGCGATCCAGATCAACAATAACAACGCCAATCTGACCGGCGGCGACCCCGCCAACACGCTCCTCGTCAGCGTGACGTATCACATCCTCAATCTCACGACAGGCGTCTTCGTATGAGGCTGGCTCAGCCGCCGCCCGCCCGCGTGCCGCTTGGACTCATTTCAGGCAGCCATGGCGCATGACCATCACCGAAGCCCTGCGCACGCACCTGCTCGGCGATGCCGCGATTGCGGCGCTCGTCGGGGCACGCATCTATCCGTTGCGCTTGCCCCAGAAAGTCACGATGCCGGCCATCGTGCTGAGCCTGATCTCCGACCCGCGTCCCGGGCATCTGCGCGGCGTCGCGGGCATGGCGCGCGCGCGCTACCAAGTCGACGCGTGGGCGCAGACCTACGACGGCGCGACGCAGTTGGGCGGCCTCTGTCGCCAACGCCTCAACGGCTTTGCCGGCGAGTGGACCGATGGCGGCAGTCCGCCGGTGGTGGTCTACGCGAAGGTCTTTTACGACACCGGGCAGGATCGCTTCGAAACCGAGATTCTCGGCGGCCTCGCGCGACACTCGGCCGATTACCTCATCTTTCACTCGACCGCCGGCGGCACGCTCTGACCACGTAAGGCACGTAACAGCACGGCACGACCACAGGAGCACGCACCATGTCCAATGTCACCGACACCTTTTACGCGGGAGACGCCTTCATCGGCTACGGCGCCCAGATCGAAGTGGGCCAGGGCGACAGCCCCGAAACGTTCGTGGCGATTCCCGACATCGAATCGATCACGTTCGGCGACATGACGACCGGCGTCGTCGATGTCACCCACCTGCGCTCGCCGGGGCGCCACCGCGAGAAGAAGGGCACCATCCGGGACAGCGGCCCGATCGCGCTGGCCGGCAACTATCGGCCCGATCACGGCGCGCATCTCCAAACGGGCGGCGACGGCTTCGGAGCCGATCATTCGCTGTTGACCCTGTGGCGCAACGTGACCGAGACCAACTTCAAGATCGTGCTGCCGGCCGATGCCGGATCCACGGTGTTGCCGTTCCGCGGCGTGGTCACGAAGTACCAGATCGGCCAACTCGGACTCGACTCCAAGGTCGGGTTCATGTGCGAGATCACGCCGCTGTCTGATTACTCCGGCAGCCTGCCGTAAGGCGGGCGGGCGGGGGTTCATGGCGAATCAGGAACGCGGCGAGCTCACGCTCGTCGCGCCGGACGCGATCTATACGCTCGCGCTGACGGTGCAGACCGTGTGCGCCGTGGAGACGGCCGCCGGGCGGCCCTTCGCGGCGGTGTGCGCCGCGATGCAGCACCACGCCGTCCGCGATCTGCGGCTGTTGATCTGGGCCGCCCTGCAACCCTACCACGCGGCGATCGCGACGACCCTCGGCCAGGCGGGGGCGGTGATCGATGCCGCCGGCGGCTGGCGCGTGGTCACGCCCATCGCGTGCCGCTTGCTCCGCCTCAACGCTGACCCGCGCCCGCCGCCGCTGTTGGAGGGCGGGCGGCGCCCCGCGGACCCTCGTCGCGCCGCTCAGGGCCATGGCAACGCCTCTACGTGGATGCGCGACGCCTGGGCCTGAGCGGCGCGGAGTTCTGGCAACTCCGGTTGCGCGAGCTGTGGCTCGAGCTGGAAGCCGGGCAGCAACGCGAGCGCCGCGCCTACGAACGCGACGTGACGCACGCGTGGTTCGTCGAGTACATGGCGCGGCAGAAAGAACTCAGCGGGCAGACGCTGGCCAAACTCCTGCGCCGCCCCGGCGAGCGCCAGACCTTGGACGAACAACGCGCCGTCGTCGAACAGATCCGCGCGCACTTCGGCTGGAAGTACGAATTTCGCCCGGCCGCCTGACCCGGCGGCCCGGCCCTTTCCCGTGGAGGACCCGCCCCATGATCCCGACCGTCGTGACTGGCCACAGCGGCAGAGACTACCCGTTCTCGTTCGGCACCAACGCGATGTGCCGCGTCGAAAAACTCAGTGGCGCCCCCATCGGCGTCATCTTCGCTACCTTGAGCACCGGCGAACCGCCCATCGTGCTGCTGCGGCAGTTCGTGCAGGGCACGCTCGTGCTCACCCCGATGCCGTCCGAAGAGGAAGTCGGCGACATCATCGACGACCTCGGGGGGATGTCGACCGCGTTGCTCCTGATCAGTGCCGCGATGACCAAGCTGGCCGCGCCGCCACCGGGAGCGGACCCTGACGGCGCGCCCGTCTCCGCGCCCGAGCCGCCGCCGCCGGGACTCGAGGAGACGCCCGGCCCCGTGCTGGTCGAGGCGCGCTGATGGCCGACGCCGGCGTGACGGCGCCCGGGTTGGCGGCGTTGCGGGCGAAGGTGGACACCTTCCCCGCCGTCGTCACCGCGCAACTGCGATCCGTCGCCTGGCGCACCTCCCGCCGCGTCATGGAGCAGGCCAAGGCCAAGGTCCCGGTCGACACCGGCTACACCCAAGACAACATCTACGTCGCCGAAGAGCCGGACAAGAAGCTGTTTCGCGTTGAGGCCGGCACCGACCGGCCCCGCGTCCGCATCGTCACGCACGCGAAGCCCTCGGGCCGCGTGCACACCCAGAGCGTGACGCTCAACATGCTGCCGGTCTGGCTCGAATACGGCACCATCCACATGGCCGCGCGGCCCTTCATGCGGCCGGCGGCCGACGCCGAATTCGACCGCTACAAAGCCGAGATGCTGGCCGCCGCCGAAGGCGTCGCCAAGCAGGAGTTGGCGGCACCATGAACATCAATATTCGGTGGGCCGACAATACTGCCGATCTCAAACGCAACCTCGCCCAAGGCCTCGATCAGATCGAAGCGACGAAGGCGGCGGCCGACAAGCTGGTGCGGTCGCTCGGCGGCGACACGCTGATCGCGGCCGCCCACAAGTACGCGGCGGCGGTGGAGCAACTCGGCGGCGCCTCGAAGCTGACGGTCGCGAACCAGGAACGCGTCCACGAGGTGATGACCAAGGCGCTCGGCGTGCTGACGGCCGCCGGCAAGGGCACCTCCGACCTCGCCAAGCATTTCGCCGATCTCGCCGCCGCCACCGCGTCGGTCAAAGCCCCGCTCGATGCGGCGAAGGGCATGATCGCCGGGATGAGCGCGAGCTACAAAGAGTTCGCGAAAACGCAGACCGACTCGGCGCGGATGGTCGCCGGGATGGGGGCGAGCTACAAGGACTCCTTGGCGCGGCAAGCGGCGGCGACCAAGGAGTTGGCGGACGCCGCCGCCAAGGCCAAAGTGCCGCTCGACGCGATGGCGGTCGGGCTGTCGAAGGCGGGCCAAGCGGCCACCGACTCGGCGCGCATCATCGTCGGGATGAGCGCCAGCGGCAAGGCGGCGCTCGACAAGGAAACGGCGTCGATCAAGGCCATGGCCGACGCGGCCGAGCGCGCGAAGGCGCCGCTCGACAAGATGGCCGCGGGGATGAGCCGTGGCGGCAATGACGCGCTCGCCTCCGGCAAGATGATCGCCGGGATGGGCGCCATCGGGCGCACCACCTTCGTCGACCTCGAGAAGCAGGCGAAGGACAACGCCAACGCGTGGGGCACGATGGGCCAGCAGTGGAGCGCGCTCGGCACCGGCGCCAAGGCGCTCGGCGGCGTGCTCGTCGCGAGCCTGACCGTCCCCATCGTGGCGATGGGCGCGGCGGTCACCAAGGCCGCGATGGACTTCGACACCTCGTTCGCCGGGGTGCGCAAGACCGTTGATGGCGTCGTCGGCTACGGCGGCAAGCTGACGACGTTCGGCGTCCAACTCGGCCTCGACTTCCGCCAGCTCGCGAAAGAGATTCCGATCACGGTCGATGAGATCAATCGGATTGGTGAAGCCGCCGGGCAACTCGGGATCCGGGCCGAGGACCTGCTCGAATTCACCAAGACGATGGCAATGCTCGGGACGACCTCGAACATGACGGCGGACGCCGCCGCCACCGGGATCGCGCAAATCCAGAACATCTTCCGGGCGGCGGGCAAGGACACCGCCAACTTCGGCGCGGCCCTGATTGCGTTGGGCATCGACAGCGCCGCGACGGAAAGCACCATCCTCGAATTTGCGACGCGCATCGCGGGCGCGGGCCACATCGCCGGGATGACCCAAGCCGACGTGCTCGGCCTGGCGACCGCCATGGCCTCGGTCGGCGTCGAAGCCGAAGCGGGCGGCACCGCCGTGCAAAAGGTTCTGATTTCGATGGTGACAGCCGTCACCAACGGCGGCGCCAAGCTGGAGGAATTCGGCCGCATCGCCGGGATGTCGGGCGACGCGTTCAAGCAGGCGTTCAATACCGACCCGGGCAAGGCCTTTAATCAGTGGGTGGAGGGGCTGGGGAAAGCCGGTCGCGGCGCCATCGCGATGCTCGAGGAACTGGGCCTGAACAATCAACGCACCATTCGATCGTTCCTCTCGCTCGCCGGGGCCGGCGATTCCGTCAACCGCTATCTGGATCTGAGCCGCGGGTCGTGGGCGGAGCACTCGGCCCTCGTGAAGGCCGCCAGCGAAAAGTATCAGGCGTTCGGCGCGCAATTGCAGTTGTTCAAAAACCGCGTCAACGACATCGGGATCACGCTCGGCGATGTCATGTTGCGGATCGGCCGCAACCTGCTCGACGTCGTCGACCCGCTCATCAAGAAAATTGACGGCTTGGCGAAGTCGTTCGCGGATCTGCCCGTGCCGGTGCAGAACAGCACCGTCGCCGTGGGCGGCCTCATCGCCTCCCTCGGCCTCGGCGTCTTCGTGGGCGGGTCGCTGGTCGGGGCTATCGGCAATATCGCCACCGCCATGCAAACGCTGGGGTTTGCCACCAAGGCGGGGATGGTGAGTTTCGGCAGCGCCCTCGTGCTGTGGCTGGCGATTCCGGCGGCCATCGCGGGCATCGTCTATTCGATCAAGGAAATGACCGGCAGTTGGACGACCGCGTTCACCATCATGATGCCGCCCGTCGGCGCCCTGATGGCCGAGGTCGAACGACTCCGCACCAACATCGCCGCCCACCCGAAGGAGGTCGAGGCGCTCACGTCGAGCTACCACTCCTTGGCCAACATGCTGCGTGACGAGGTCGTCATCGCCGCGGACCAAGCGAAGACGGCATTCGGCAACTTCACGCAGGGTCTTCGCGACACCAATCCGCTGCTCGACACCTTATTCACGAAACTCGGCAGCCTGAGCCGCCCCGAGGGCGCGGTCGCCAAACTCAAGCAAGCCTTCGCCGACACCTATCCGTTGCTCGCCCTCGTGGTCGCGAAGCTCCAAGAGGCGGCCACGGTCGACTACGAGAAGATCGCCAAGGGCTTGAGGGCGGCAGGCGGCATCGTCAAGCGCGAGGCCGACACACGCACCGGGACGATCTCCGGCACGACCGACCTGTCGTTCAACAGCGGCCAACTCCCCCCGATCAAGCCGCCGCAAATCGATGGGCGGAAACTCCTCGACGAATTGCGCGACGGGCAGGACAAACTCGCCTACAGCACGTCCAACCTGCAAGAGAAAGTCGACGCGCTCGACGAGTCGCAGAAAGCCGACATCGTCCGGCTGCGCCTGTCTGGCGAGGCGTTCTCCGACATCGCGAAGGATGTCAAATCCGCGACCAACGTCGTCACGCTGTACTACAAGCAACAAGGCGGCGACCCCGCCGCACGGGCGCGCCAGAAAAAGGACCAAAAAGACTTCAACGACGCGTGGGCCGAACTCAACGCCTTGGAAGAGACCGAGTCCGACCTGACCGGCAGGGTGGACGCCGGGCTGCGCGGGCTGATCCTTCACTACAAGGACCTGGGCGCCACCGTCGAGACGATGGTGAAGGCGCATGTCGCCGAAAAAGGCGTCATCGAGGGGGTGCTCAAAAGCAACGACAAACTCCTCGTGCAGAAGAAGCGGCTCCTGGAGATCGAGAAGGACCACAAGATCGAGCCCGACGAGTTGCCGGGCTTCGTGCCGCAGGGCTACTTCGACAGCCTCGAGAAGGCGCTCGCGGCGCAGAAGACCTTCCGCGAAAAACTGGCGGAGATGAACGACCTCGGGCTGAAAGGCGAACTGGCCGCGATTGAGCGGAACCGGACGGCCCAAATCGAAGCCCTCGGCACCCCGCCCAAAGTGATGTCGGCCGCGTATCGCGACGCGGTGGCGGACATCAACAAGTATTTCGACGCCTTGCGTACGAAGGCGATCGTCACCGGGGACAACATCGAGCAGGTGTTTGCGGAGGCGGCGGCGGGGGCGGATCACGTCACGCCCAAACTGAGTCCGATGTTCGATGCCGTCGCGCAACTCAGCGACGCGTTTACGAAGATGGGGCAGGCGGCCGGGGGCGCCTTCGGCTTGGCCTTGGCCGCCGCCGGTCAGTATTCCGGCATCATGGCCAACGTCCTCAAGTTGCAGTGGGAGGCGTCGAACTTGCCCGACCCCACCGGCGAGCGCGCGCGGTCCGCGTCGGCGGCCCGCTACGCGGCATTTGCGTCGGCCGCCGGCATCGGATTAGCCGCGGCCGCCGACGCCATCAACACGCAAGGCACTCCGGTGACGTCGCCGTCGCAGCCGGTCAGAGCGGGCGGGTTGCCCGGCTACGGCTACCAGCCCGGCACCACCGTGGGGGCGCCGACGAAAAATCTGGTGGCCGCCGGCGCCCTGCGAGGCGCCTCGTACGGGGCGGTGGCTGGCCCCATCGGGATGGGCGTCGGCGCGGGCATCGGGGCCATCGTGGGTTGGGTGCAATCCGGCAAAGAGTGGCGCAAGGTCGTCAACGACGTCGGCATCGCCTTCGCCGGGCTGCACGTCCCCGAGGAATTCGCCAAGGCGATCGAGGACATCGAACAAACCACCGGCCTCCAGCGCGCCCAAGCCATCGCCACCCAACTCGATCAGTTGATCACGATGGTCGGCGGGTTGAATTCCGCCAACTTCGATCTGTTTACGGCGAAGCTCCGCGAGATTTTTGTCTTCGTCGCGCGCGGCGAAATGACCGTGGCCCAGGCGACCGAAGTGCTCGACAAGAACTTTGCGAACTTCGTCGCGGCCGGCACCGACGAGATGGGGTTTTTGGCCGACGGCATCCGCGAGATCATTCGCCTCGACGAGCAAATGGGGACCCATTCCAAGGCCGTCGCCGACTATCTCAAAGGGCAAGGCGCCGCCGCGGTCAACGCCTCGAACGCCATCATCGGGTCGCTCGAGCCGCGCCTCACGGAATGGGCGGCGCGCGCGGATCGGATCGCGAAGGCCCGCAAGGGCGGCGCCGATAAAGGGAAGTTCACCGAGGACGACGGCACCGTCCGCGACATGAGCAAGAAGGAGCGCGACGCCTTCACGGCCGATCTGGTCGCCCAACAGGCGGCCGCCGCCGCGACCAAACACGAGCTCGAAAACTTGGGCATCATCGCCGTGGCCACGTTTGCGGCGGCGGTGGCATCCGGGGCGACGTTCAACGAGGCGATGGCGGCGGCGGGCCCAGGCCTCGAGCAATTGGCCAAGGCGTTCGAAACCTTGGGGATCAGCACCGACAACGTCGCGCTCAAGGCGCTGCTGATGCAAGCGACCCTGCGCAAGGACAATCCGGCGCTGATCACCGGGATCGCCGGCCTGGCGGCCGGGTTCGCCGCGCTCTCCAACATGGGGCTGCTCAACGTCGAGACGTTCAAGGCGATGACCGAGACCGGCGCCGAGATGTACAAGCGGCTGCTCGATGAAGCGCAGAAGCACGGCGGCGGCGCGCGCGACGCGCTCCTGCCGATGCAGGAGTATCTCCACAACGCCCAAAAAGCCGCCGAGGAACTCGGCATCCCGCTCGACGAGAACACGCTGCTCCTGATCGCGCAGTCCAAGGAACTCGGCATCTGGAAGGAGAAAGGCAAGAGCGCCACCGACAAGATGATCGACGCCATGGAGACGCTCGCGAAGAAAGTCGAGCACTTGGTCAACGTGCTGCTCGGCATCCCCGATGTCGACTACGACGTGACGCAGCACAATCACACGGAGAACGATCCGCCGAAGCCGAAGAAGCCGGACGTGCCCCGCGGCCCCGACGATCCCCCAGACATCCCGGACATCCCGGACTTCGCCACCGGCGTGGACGCGATCCCTTTCCCCTTCCGGCCGACGGGCACCGACATCATCCCGGCGATGCTGTCGCCGCGCGAGCTGGTCATCACCGAAGCCCAGACCGGCCGCTTGGGGGCGGCGCTCGCGCAAGGCAACTTAATGCGGCTGGACGCGGCCACGCCCACCGCGACCGAGTTCGGCACGCACGGCGCGGGCGGCGGCGCGGCGCACCACGGCCCGCTGGAGATCGTCATCGAGATCGACGGCCAACGCCTCGGCAAGACCGTCTTCGACCCGCGCAACTTGAGCGGCGCGACGCGCCAACGCTTCCGCGCGGCGGTCCACGAAGTCGGCAGCGAGGTGGCCCGGTAATGCCCGCCAGCAACACGATGTTCTACCTGCGGCCCGATGAGAATTGGGCCTACGGCGGCAGTGTGGCGGGCGTCGTGGCCGCCGACTACAACCCCGACTGGCTGGTCGACGGGCTGCCGGGGCGGCCGGTGCGCAGTGTCGGCGGATCACCGGGGGGCCTGGCGTTGACGATCACGAACGCGGCGGGCCCGGTGGGCCTGATCGTGATTGGCCACCACAACCTGATCGTGCCGGTGACGATCGGCGGCGACATCACGGCGACGCTCACGCCCGCCGCGACGCGCACCCCGCGCGGCCTCACCCTGAACCCGTTCGCGATCGTCGACACGCCGGTGACGACCGATACGCTCACCGTCACGGTCTCGGGGAACGACGTGCCCGAGATCATCGGCGAAGTGGCGGCCGGGGTGCTCCGGGAAATGACGCCGATCATGGTCGACGACGCCGCGTACGTCATCACCGACTTCGCGGACCCGGCGCGCGGCGTGGCGCTCTCGGTGCTCCCCTACGACCGCGGCCTCGAGCGCCGCACGCTGAGTGGCAAGCAGTATTACGACGGCACCGACCTGGCCGACCTGATCGCGTGGTGGCAGGCGCAACGCGCCAGCTCGCGGCCGTCGGTGCTGATTCCCGATCCCGATGTCAACGATGCGTGGTTCGTGAACTTCCAAGGCTTTTCGTACAAGCCGATTGGCCCGAAGTCCCGCGACCTCTATCTGGTGCAGTTCACCTTCGCCGAATATCCACGCGGGCGCTGGTAGATGGCGATCATCTACGAGGAAGACTTCTCGGCGGGACCCAGCACGTGGACGTCGATGAACGTCTACCACACGCCGACGGGCGTGGACATCGGCACCGACCCGTCCGATCCGCTCTATCCCTATATCGTCGACGCGGAGAGCATGAAGGTCGCCTCCGGTCAAGCCGATTGGAGCGGCACGTACGGCGACTACGCCACGAGCGGATTCGTCCTGCGTGGGTTCCCGGCATTTGATGGCACCCGCGCCCGCGTGCAAGCGACCTATACGCCGAACGCCACCTCGCTCAGCCTCGCGGCCTTCCACCTGCCGATGATCGTGGTGGCCAACGGCGATCTCGTGCTGCAAGTCTCGGTGGAACTGATCGGCGCGGACTATGAACTGGCACTCCGCGCGTACCGCTGGGGCGGCGTGGAAACCGAGACGGTAAATTACCCGTTCGTCGCGGGTGTGCCCTATACGTTTCGCCTCGACTGGCAATGCGGCAGCGTCGTCGGCGATTTCGATGATGTGTTCGCCGATGGCTGGGTGCGGCTCTACATCAACGACGTCTTGGTGCTTGAGCGCCTCGCGCTGGCGGTGTACATCGACTACACGAACGCCAACTTCGTCGATATGGTCTGGTTCGGGTACTACGGGTTGTTCGGCGCGATCGACAACCTCCTGCTCGAGACGACCGTCGACGAGGACCCGGACGACCCACCCACGCCCACGCCGACGACGTTGCCGACGCCGATCGTCCCGACTTCGGAACCCTGTTGCGGCGCGACGCCCAATCCCACGCCCGGCGACGGGCCCATGCCCGCCGGGCCGGTGGTGGTCCCCATCTCGCCGGTGTGGGTGCGGAGTTGCGCGGGCGGGGGCGTGGTGCCGAGCGCCGTGGATCTGACCGACGCCGAATCGTGGGACTTCTAGCCCATGGCCATTGCCGTCCTGAACGACCTCCAGCGTGCGGCCCCCGCCGCCGGGGCCAACGTCACGCTGACGCCGAGTGGCACCGCGTGGACGAGTTCCGCGTGGGTCGAGTTGATTGCCGCAGTGGGCGCCGAGAGCATCCTCACCGGCCTAGTGGTGTCGACCGCGTGGGGGAATAGCTCCGCCGTCGATAGCCACTGGGAAATCGACGTCGCGACCGGCGCCGCGTCCTCGGAAGTCGTGATCGCCACCTTCAAGGGGCGGATTCGCGGCATCTTCGGGAACACCCAAGACAGCACCCAATGGCTGCCGACGGTTCTCGGCATTGATGCCATCGCCAATGGGGCGCGGCTCTCGGCGCGCATTCGCACCGGCTCGACCAACACCACCGTGTGGACCTGCGCCGTCACCTATATTCACAAGCCGTTGTCGGGCACGATTCTGACCACGGCCCAGCCCATGGTCGCGCTGCCCGCGGCCGCCGTGGCGGTGTCGGTCACCGCCAGTGGTACGCCGTGGGCGAATGGCGCGTGGGTCCAGATTCGCGGCGCCACCGGAGCCGCGCTCGTGCTCACGGGGTTGGTCTTGTCGGCGGACGCAGATGGCGAGTGCGAATTCGATATTGGTACAGGCACGGCCGCCTCCGAGGTGGTGATTACGACGGTGCGCATCGTGGCGAAGGCGGCGGCGATCTACTTCGGCACATTCCCTCTGCATGTCCCCTTGGACAACATCGCCGCCTCGGTGCGCGTCGCCGCCCGCCTCCGGCACGCCACGGCGTCCGCCGTCGGACTGGTCGCGCTCATGGGCTTCGAGAAACCCCTATGAGCATGCTCGCGGCGACTCCCCTCCTCTCCGCCCCGGCTGCGGCCGCGGCCCCGACGGTCGCCGACGCGGCGTCGGTGTGGGCCAATACCGCGTGGGTCGAACTGATTGCCTCGACGAGCGGCGTGACCGCGCTCGCGGGCATCACGCTGTACGTCGTGTCAGGCGGGAGTTACTCGGGTCTCGATCTCGAAGTCGACGTGGGGGTCGGCGGCGTCGGGGCGGAGGTGCGCGCCGCCACCATCCGCTTGCGCATGGAGAACAGCGGGACCGGGACCTACAAGGCGTTCCTGTTGCCGATCCCGGTGGGCGGCATCGCGGCGGCGTCCCGGATCGCCTTTCGGATTCGCAATAGCAGCAACGCCGCGCGGGTGTGGAGTTGCGGCCTGCTCTATTACCACGACCTCGCGTCGGACCAGCAGACGACCGAACCCTTGCTCTGCGTCCCGGCGGCGGCGACCGGGGTCACCCTCACGCCGAACGCCTCGGCGTGGGCCAATTCGAGTTGGGTCGAAGTGACCTCGGGGCTGGCCAGTCCGATTCATGTGGTCGGCGTCGTGATGAAGTCGTCGTGGGCCGTCGATTACGAGCTCGACATCGGCACTGGCGGCTCAGGGTCGGAAACCGTCATCACCACCATCCGCGATACGTTTTTTGGCGCGGCGGCCGGACGGCAGAACTGGCATCTCCTGCCGGGGCCGTTTCCCCTCGCCACCTCGACGCGCATCGCGGTGCGGCTGCGCAAGGCGGGGACGTCGGTGTCCACCGCGCCGGTGGCCCTGCTCTACTACACCCGCATCGCCGACCTCGATGTCGCGGGCGCGACCCTGTCCAGCGCGAGCGCCGTCTTTGCACCGACCGTGGCGCTAGAACAAGACGTGGTCGCCACGACGCGCAGCGCCGCGGCCGTCTTGACCGCGCCGAGCGTCGGCTTCGCGATCCTCGGGGCCACCATCGCCAGCGGCAACACGCGCACGGCACCGACGGTGACGCCGGGCGCCGTCACCAACCTGGGCGCGACCATCGCCAGCGGTGCCGTCCTCACGCCGCCGACCGTCAGTCGCGACGTGGTCCTGCTCGCCAACACGATTACGGCGACGATCACGGCCGGGGCCGTGCTCCGCGCGCCGCGTCGCATCTATGACCCGGCCGCGCCGACGCACTTGGCGCTCGACCCGGACATCTGGTGCGAACTCCGCCTCGCGCAATTCCCGGCCGACCTCGAGACGCTGGTCTATCGCTTTGCCTTCACCCCACTCGCCGATACCACCTACAAGGAAGGCCGCCTGATCTCGGTCGGCCCGTGCAGCCGGACGATGAGTGACATCGACGGCAACTTTACGCCGGGCAAGACGATCATCGTGCTCGATGACGGCGACGGGGCGCTCCGCACCTTGCTGGCCCAGGACACCGGCACTGAATACTTCGTCAATCGCGAGGCGGTGATCTATCTCTTGTCCGCCGCCGGGCGGGCGGCCGGTCTCACGCCGCGCTCGCTCTTCCGCGGCTGGATCAGCGACGTGCAGGCGCTGAAGGGGCGGCGCGTGCAGATCGAAATCAGCGACGCCATCGGCGCGCAATTCTGCGGCTTCAATCTCGACAAGACGATCCCGTCGGTGACCCTCCAAGACGTGTCGCCGATCACGCCGGACGCGCTCAAGAATCAGGTCTTGCCGATTTATGTGGGCGAGCACTCCGACAAAGGCGCGCGCGGCCCCGGCGAGCCCGACCCCCACCATGACACCAACGGCGTGTCGGCCGAGAAAGGCTTGGTGCCGGTCTTCGACCTCGGGGATTGGCCCCTCGACGGCTCCTCGAGCGTCAGCACCGTGCTGCGCGCGCCGACCAACCTGGTCGCGACGCGCATCGGGGATGTGCCGCCGGTCAAGACCTTGGCGACCGTCGTCGCCGAGTTGCAGGCCTCCGTCACCGCGTTGACGACGGCGGCGGATTGGGGGTCCATCATCGGGTTCGCGGACGCGGACGCCCTCGAGGCGCTCGGCACCGTGCCGGACACCTACGTGGCGCTCGCGCAGGTCATCGGCTACGGCGACCTCGAGGCGCTGCTCGGCGGATCCGCGCAGTACACCTACGCGGTCTCGGCGATTACCGCCACCGGCGAGACCCGGATCTGCGAGCCGGTGACCGTCGTCGGGCCGCGCGTGCTCGACTCCGCGCACTGCATCCGCCTGACGTGGACCCATGCCGACGCCACCGCCCAGGCCGCGACCGTCGCGTTTCGGATCTGCGGGCGCGCCTACAAGCCGGACGACGAGCTGCCCTCGACGTGGCTGACGGCCCTCAACAACCGCGGCACGTGGGTGGACCCGGAAACCACCTACGACGACGATGGCCGCGACAGTGAGAAACCGGCGCCCGGCGGCGCCTTCCACACCGCCAACGCCGATCCCAATATGTGGGGACTGATGGCGATCTGCCTCGGCTACGGCTACGACCTGATCGACATCTTCGCCTCGAACTTGTCGCAGTACCACGAGCCGACACGCATCGCGCTGCCGCCCTCGGCCCACGGCACCGAAGTCGTGACGTGGACCGATCCGCACTGGCCGCACCCGGACCCGTGGATCGAAATGAACGGCATTCGGTTCACCGGCTTCTATCTGCGCGGCCACCGCTTGGCGGCCCATCGGGACGGCACCGTGACGGTCGCGGTCAATCTCTGCGGCCCGCACGACACCGCCAGCCCGCCGCGCCTGATTGACCAGGCGTATCGCCAATTGCTCTTTGTCCTTAACGAGCACGTCGCCAAGAATCACGGCACCGGGTATCGCGCCGGCGCCTACTGGCCGCTCGAGACCTACGACAACGGCGACGCCTTGTTCCAGACCTCGCAATTCGAAGCCTGCCAAGCGACGACGGTTGGGTGGGTCGGCGGCCTCGGCCATCTCGGCGCGATCGCGATCACCGAACCGACCACGGTGCGCGAATTCCTGCGCCGCTTCTGCCGGACGTTCGGCTGCCACCTCACGACCAATCATCACGGCCAAGTGTTCCCGTTGCTGATCGACCCCGGCGTCCTGCCGACGAGCGGCCGCGCCCTGCGGGAGCACATCGAGATCCTCGACATCAACGACGCCGTGTTGGCGCACACCGAAGTCCTCAATCGCATCGTCGCGCAATTTCACTGGGATAGCGACGGGCAGAAGTTCCGCGTCGAGAACCAGCTCACCGAGGATCTCGTCTCGATTGCCGCGCACGCGCCGGGGGCCGTCGTCGGGAGCCTGGATCGGCGCGGGCTCCGCAAGGAGGAGCGCGAGCAGCACTACACCAACGATGCGACGACGGCGGCGGATGTGACCGCGAAGGTCCTGGCCCGCCGCTTCCGCCGCCCGCGCTACGTCACCGTCACCGTGAACCTGATGGGCCTCGACTACGACATCGGCAGCGTCGTCTTCCTGACGCACTCCGACGGGTTGGGCGTGGACGGCGATGTCGCCGTGCCGATGTTGGTGATCGAACAGACGGTCGATGCCACGCCGCCCGCCTCCGTGACGCTGCGGTTGCAAGACCTGCGCACGATGATTCAGCGCCTCGAAATCGAGTAAACCGGGTGTGCGAAACAGCACACCGTGGTGCCGCGCAACCGACTAGGCTTATCGCAATTCGCCTACGCCTGCGCGAAAGGAGAACACCCGCGTGCCGAGTGATGCCAGTTGGACGCAGATTCTCCTGTTCTTGACGACCGTGGCCGGCTTCATCTACACGGCGTGGCGCGAGAGTCGCACCCGGCGCTGGGCGACCGAGGACCGGATCGCCAACACCTTGGAGATCGTCACCAAGGCCCAGGCGGAAGCGGAAGCCACCCGGATCAAGACCGAAGCGGTCGCCGAAGCCCTGCGCGTCGAGGGCGTGCGGGTCGCCGCGCAACTGCGCGAGGAGGCGCGGATTGCCGCCGAAGTGCTGCGCGTCCAGACCGCGACCAACGCCGCCGACATCAAGCGACACGGCGTGATCGAAGCCGCCCGCATCCGAGAGACGCAGCAGCAGGCCGCCGATGCCATGATGCTCAAGATCGAGGAAACCAAGGACGCGGCCAACGAAGCCTACAAAGAGGCGAACCACGTCAACCGGAAGATCGAGAACCTGAATGACCGGCTCGTCGCCCAGAGCGAAAAACAGGACGGCCTGAGCGCCGACGCCGCCACGACGATCGAGCACATCGACCAGCGCGGCGCGGCGCTCGCCTCGCAAGGCGCCGACACCAACATTCGCGTGCGCGCGATCGAGCAACAGACCGGCGCGACGACCGCGCCGCCGAAGCCCAAGAAGTAGGAGCCTCATGAAAGTCGCCTTCCGCGATCACCGCGGCAAATACGGCACCACGTGGGACGGGCCGACGCTCGTCTTCAACCGCGACGCGATCGGCCTCGGCGAAACCTTCGAGATGGTCGTGCTCGAGGGCGGGGGCGTCGTGGTGACGCCGCCCGGCCCGCCGGCGCCGGCGCCCCCCGCGCCAGGCCCCACGCCCGAGCCGTCCGCCCGCTACGTGGCCGCCGTGAAGGCCCAGCTCGAAGCCGAGGGCGTCAATTTGAGCGGGGCGTGCGGCGCCTTCGCGATCACCAAGCGCGTCGCCTGGGGGCTGCGGAGCTTCGGCGTGGGCCTGGTGGCGAAGCCGGGCGGCAACCAGTGCGAGGGGTACAGCACCGACTACATCTGCTTCCAGAACGGCGACGGCGTCGACCTGCTCGGGGACGCGGGCGGGCAAAACACGCCGCAGTGGGCGGACAAGCCCGGCGAATTCACGGGCGAGAACCGCTGGCGCGCCCCGCTGCCGCAGTGACCACGCACCGGAGGAACGCCTGATGGATCTCCCCGTCCTGATCCGCACCGATCGCGGCGTCCTGGCCTTCTGGCCCAACGGCTGTATCAGTTATCGCGACACCCCGAGGCCCGCCTGACATGAAGCTACTCCTCGCCGTCGTCGTGTTCTGTATAGGGGCGATCCCGATCCGCGCCCAAGAACCGGTGCGGCGCGTCCCGGATGCCGTCACCTGGCTGACGGCCTCGGCCAATCCGATCGTCGCCGTGATCCTCGCTGCGCGCTCCGACGCGCCGCGCTGCCGCCTGACGCAACTGGGGATCTCCGGCGGGATCACCACGACGGTCGGGCTGCTCGCCCAGCACTACGTGACGTCGCCGCGGCCCTGCGTCGGGTCGCCCGGGTGCAGCGGCAATGGCGCGCCCTCGCTGCACACCGCGTGGGGCGTGCTCGGCATCTCGCGCGGCGTCCATTCCGGCTTGGGCATCACCTTCAGCGTCGCCATGGCGGTCGGCACGGCCGGCGGCCGCGTCGATGCGAAGCGCCACACGCCGTGGCAGGTGCTCGAGGGGCTGGCGCTCGGGAGCGCGGCGGAATGGGCGGGGCAGCGGCTGCTCCGGTGTGACACGCCATGACCTACAAACTGACGCTCGTCGCCTTGCTCCTCGTCGCGTCGCGCGTCTCGCCGGCCGCCAGCGGACTCTGCGGGATGCAGCTCAATCAAGCCGCCGTCGTCTTCTGCGAGACCTTCGACACGCCGCAGCCAGACCGCACGTCGCGCACCGGCGACCTCGACGAGAACGTCTGGGGCGTCTCGCGCGCCGTCGGCCAGCAGAACGGCCCGAACCCGTGGCCGACGTCGAAGCACGGCGGCTGCGACCTGATGACGACCGTCGTGCCGCCGAACGACGTCCGCATCTGCAACGGACGGCTCGTGAACGTCGTGAACGACGCGCACAACGTCATCGTGCTGGCCATGTACCCGAAGCAGCCCTTCGATTGGGCGAACCGCACCGGCACGGTGAGCTTCGACGTGACGAACGATACGCAGGGGACGCACGGCGCGTGGCCCGAGTTCTGGATCACCGACCTGCCGATCCCCGCGCCGTTTGCGCACTTCGGCTCGTGGATCGCGAACCCGCGCCACGGGTTCGGCCTTCGCTTCGCGACCGCGGCGAAGCCCGGCGACGTCGGGTACTGCGACTACACGCCGCCGTTCGACTCGTGGCGGTTCACCGTCGACAGCGCGATCGTCATCCGCGATTACGTCTATGAGGACACGGCGGCCGGGGACCTCGGCTCGACCGCGTCGACCCCGCCGCTCACGGTGACGCCGCTCGCGTGCGTCAAGCAGACCGCGACACGACAGGCGTGGGGCGACCCGCTCGGGCCGCTCAACCACATCGAGATCCGCATCGCGGCGAACCTGATCGAGGTCTGGGCGTCCGACGCCGGGTCGACCGTGCTGCGACACATCGCCGACGTCACCAACGCGCGGCTGCCGTTGACGCGGGGCCTGGTGTGGCTCGAAGACGCCCACTACAACGCGAGCAAGGGCATCTGTCCGCAGGAAGACGGCACGGGCGGCAACCTGCCCGCCTGTCAAGACGACCATGCCTTCGGCTGGGACAACCTCGCCTTTGACGGCCCGTTCGTGTATCGCGACTTCAGCTACGACGCGCTGGATGCGGCAGGGGTCGGCCCGACGCTCGGCGACGGCAGCGCCTCGACGCTGCTCGGCCAAGACTCACCCGCCAACGGCGCCAGCGCGTGGAGTGTCTTGGCGATGCCGGCGAACCCGCAGGCCGCTGCGGTGCGCGTGCTGTTCAACGCGTTCGTCTCCACGGTGCCGTCGATCCTGACCGTCACGGTCAACGGGCACGCGCACGTGCAGGCGTGGCCGTATCCCAACACGCCGTCGGGCCCGTTCGCGGGGCCGCAGGGCGGCACGTGGCGCACCGACGCGCTCACGATCCCGATCACCGACCTCGTTGCCGGGACGAACGTCGTCACCATCGGCGCCGATCAGGGGATCACGATCGCGAACGTCAACATCGTGCTCGTCGACGTGCCAGGCGGCGTGCCGGTGCTGCCGAACTCGAACGACGCGTACCCAGGCACCACGCCGCCGCCGATCGTGCGGCCGGCGACGAACGTGCGGATCGTCCCATGAACGCCGAAAGCATGTGGACCTCGGCGGGCCTCGCCAGAGAGCTCGCCTTCATTCGGACGATTCTCGAATTGCAGGTCAGCGTCGCCCAACGCTTGGGCCGCTTCCCCTCGCCGGCCGAACTGCAACACGCCTATCACGAGGCCAACCCCGGCCCGGACCGGGGCGTGCCGCCGACATGAGAGTCGTGCTGATTGTGTTCGTCGTCGTGGTCCTCTACTACCACTTCGTGTTTCGTGAAGACGAGTGACGGCAGCCGGTATATGCCGGTATATGCCCGTATATCCCCTTTGCCGTCTCACCCGTTGGGCGGGAGGCCTCAGCATCTTCCCGTGCGGCGGCCCTCATTCCGAGGGGCAGGGAGTTGACCGATACCCTGTGCGGAGACGGCAAACCCACAACGCGCGGCCGGGACACGTTAAGACCCCCCCGCATTCCAGCACCCGGTTGGCTGGCGCTAAGGGATGCCCCGCTTTTAGGCGGTCAAAGCCCCGCGCTGGCAAAGTCATACGGCGTGTCCCAGCACGCCCAACACATCAAGCGGGCCACGGTCCGCCTAACGCCCGAACCCTTTCTATTCTGACCCCCATCTGACCCCCAGCCCCGCGAGCGCGGGACCGAGGGTGTGAAATTGCTAAGGAATTTGGAGGCGCCGAACGGATTTGAACCGTTGATCGAGGTTTTGCAGACCCATGTCAGGGATTTTGGACCCTTCAGATCGGGCCTGATTTTAGAATTTCCTAAGCATTCTGCCGGGTCGTATTCTCCGTGGCTATCGCTATGCGCGCTTTTTCACCCCTGTATTTTCCTCATTCTGACCCCCAATCTGACCCCCAACCGGCGTCGGCGCCCCGAGTCCAGCCAGCTTATCGGCCGCCTCGAGGAGGTCGCCTGGGCTGACGATGTTGTATCGTTCGAAGACCGACCGGGTCAGGTGCCCGGTGAGTTGCATGGCCACCCGCTCAGGCACGCCCCGGCGGACCATGTTGCGCACTGCGGTGCGCCGAAGGTCGTGCAGCAAGTGTCCTGGCTGACCGGCGGCCCGGCCCGCCTTGTCCCATGCGGTCTTGAATCGCTTGACCCGTTTCGCCCGACGAGGTGAGGTTTTCGCGGCGCCCCCACGCTTCGTCGCGTAGGTTCGGAAGAACACATACGGCGTGATTACACCAGCCGCAGCCAGTCGATCTGCCTCGTCGCGTTGATCCCGCAGCGCGTCGTACAACTCGGCGGTGAGCGGGAAGATTCGGCCCTCGTCGTTTTTTGTCGTGTCAGGGTCGAGCGTGAGCGTGCGCGCCGTGAAGTCGACCTGCCGCCACTCGAGCGTCAGGAGCTCGGCGGCCACCCTCCACCCGGTGATATAGGCAACGGTCAGTAGGTTCTGGAGGACCTTCTCCCGCAACTTCGCGCGGACGGCGTTGAACGCCGGTTCCTCGAAGAACCCTTTGCGGGTATTGCGCTCTTTGTGCTTGGGGATATGAGGCACCGTGCTGAGGCGCTTTTGCTTCTGCGCCAGCCGGAACATGCTGCGCAGGTTGTCGGTCTCACGATTGACGGTCGCCCTCGACGCGCCCTCGTCGAATCGGTGATCGATGTACTCCACGATCCGGCCCTCTGTGATCTGGTGCATCTTTGTCCCGCCGCCGAAGAACGGCTTCAGATGGCACCGATACCGATACTCCAGTTGCCGCATAGTTTTACGCTGGTTGTGTCGGTAGTCGGCGACCCTTGCTTGGTACGCCTCGTCCAGCGTGATCTTGTCCATGCCAGGGCCGACCGCCGCGCCCTTGTCGCGCTCCGCCATTACTGCGGTCCATACGCGCATGGCTTGGCGTTCGTCCGCCGTGCCAGTCGTACGCTTCACCGGCAGGTTGGTCGCCGGGTCGTGATACCGCATCATCCATTTCGTTCGGCCCTTGTTTCGGAGGATGCCGGTGCCCTCGATGATCTGCGTGCCGTCGGGGCGTGTGATGATCGTCAGGTCGTGTCCGCGTGCCATCACCGGCCTCCTTGATCCAGCGCCGCCATGATCTGCGCCACGCGGAAGACGTAGCAATCCTTGACGCGATACTGGCCTTTGAGATGGTGCTCAAGCCCGGCTGGCCATCGGTAGCCCCAGTCACGCGGCGTGCCGTCTTGGTCGCTGTACTGCCCCGCATGGCACAACGGGCAGGCCGCCCGGTCGCCTGCCGGCGGACGGCCGTGCTCAACGATGACGCGGATCGCATTCTGATACCACGCGGCGGCGTCCGTGTTGTGCCCCCACCAGAGCGCAAAGCGAAGCGGCGGTGGGTACACGTGCCAAATCACATCGCGCTGAAGACGGAGCAGCCTGTCGCGCAGATCGGTGATCGTTTCCTCGGCAGTCACGCCTTGCCCCCTTTCGGTGCCGCGTTTGCGTCGTCGACGGTCTCGAGCGGTTTCCCGGTGGCGGCCCGGACGGCGTCTTGCGTCTTACCGCAATAGCCGCAGCGGGTTTGATCGAGACGGCTCGTGTTCCGACAGAGGCACACCCAATACGTCATGACTGCCCTCCTGTAGGCGGCGGTGCATCTTCTTGTGCGGCGAGAGCTTCCTCGCGGGTGAGCAGGCGATTGAGCCGCACCCCGGGCGGGGGCGCGGGCAGCTCCGACGAGAGGACTTGTCCGCCGGGGTTGCAGCCCATGTCGTGGGCCTTGGTCATCGCCGCGATCCCCCATTCCGCGCCTGGCAGGGACTGCGGCAGCAAGAGCGCCCGGGCGGCCTCGGCGTCGTCGTCATCGACTTGGACGATCGCCACCCCGAGGAAGCCGCCGCGCGCGGAGTCGGCAAACGAGAGCCAAAACGTTTTCATCCCCATCCCTCACGCCCCCCTTTTCCAGCGCGATCCTATACCGAGGCAGCCTTAGAAGGCTAGCATGGTAAGATAGGCAACTTTCCAGCGAGGGCCGCGCCATGACCGACGAGAACCAGACCCGACGCCACGCCGCGATGTTCCAAGCGGCGGCCGAGAAATACGGCTTCCCACAACCCACCGTCGACGAACTCGCCGACGAGGCCCGCGGTGCCGCCTACTTCCGCGCACTCGTGGCCCACGTCCACAAACACGACTGGTCCGCCGCGCACGAGCTCCGCGTCGGCCGCCCGCAAGCCGAGTGGACCCCGGCGGACGTGGAGTCCTTCGACCGGTTCCTCCTCGGGAAGACGCGCCCGGCGCACGAACTCGACCCCGGCGTCCACGTGTTTCAGGGCGTGGACCTCGGCGATCAGTTCCCCGTCACCGAGGCGTGCCTGCGCGAGCTCGCGCACGACAGCCTCGAGCACCTGATGGACATGCGGCGGCGCGGCCCCGAGAAGCCGCTGCCGATTCTCGCCGTCGTGCTGCTGACGACGGGCCAGGCGAAGCTGGTCATGCCGCCGAGCGATGACCGGATCGCGATGCTGAAGACGCTCGCGCGGACCCAGCCGGTGTTTGGGTTCGCGCTGACCTTCGACGGCTGGCA